GTGTCTGTAGAATGTGGATAATTAATAATATCCGCATCTGTTGAAGGAACTATATCATTTAACTGAAGACTTCCAGCCTTAAGCAATGGTGATAATATCCTTTTTGTCTTTTCATCCTTATCAAACATAGGGACTTTGTTTTTAAACACCCTACGTTGAGCTCTATTTATTATAGAACTCATCTGCTTATCATTATATCCAGGGCCAGTAGACTCGTATAAACTATCTACCCCAAGTAATATGTTATATCTTAAATCGTTAGCTGTCAAGATATTTATTTTTTATTGTTAGTAATCCTCTCCTGTATAAGGAGTTTTTTCTGCCCATTAACAGGATTATTAAAATAAGATAATGCCTGATCAAAATCCATCCCGATAGTATCTCCAGCCCTTAACTTATATGTACTACCTTCAACGGCAACTTCACCTATTTCTACCGCATCAAGAAGGAACACTCTATTATCAAGTTGTTTATCTCCAGCAGTTCTAATGAAATCATCTATATTAAGTTGTCCAGTTATCTTAGCTTTCTGATCAATTATCTTAATCAATTCACCCTTAAGCCATTTAGTGGTTGCTTCTGCAGTTACTGTCTTACCAAGTAGTCGTAATACATTACGCATTCTACCGTCAGACTTACTTATATTACCAAACAACTTAGAAGCCTCTTCATATTTATCTGATAACTTATTATTATCTTCCTGTTCTTCTTCTTCAGTAACCATATAAAATGTATGCTGAAGGACGTTTATAGAACCCTTATCATTAGCTACAGTATTTGTTGCTCTTAAGATTCTATATGAAAGATTATCTTCATAATCACTTAGGTCTAAAGTCTTGCCTTTCTTATCAAGAGTAACTCTAAAGTCTTTCCAATAACTCTTGTCTTTATTACTAAAAGCTAATGCACCCTTGTCGAGTCCCATTTTCTCTTCAAACCATCTCTGTTCTTCTTCAGTAAGTAGAGGTATAAGTCTATCATTCATATTTGTTGGAGCCTGGAATACTTGCTTACATCCAGTATACATTGTACTCCCATCGCTACCCTTATTAAATCCAGACCTATATTTATCTACTACCTTTATCTCTACTTTCTTATTCTCTAAAAAATTTATCTCACTCATTTTAACTCCGTTATTAATTTATTATTCTTCTCCTCGAATATTTTAAAAATAAGGAAGGGGGAGAATTTCGCAAAGTCCCCCAACCTTAAGTATTATTATGCCAGTGCACTTGGAATCCACTCACCGCATCTCATCGGGTTGCGAACCATTATACCAAGCCAGTCTGCTTTATGAATTTCATAACCATCAACAGGGGTAACCATTACTTTAGGTTTACCTTTTCCACCAGTTGAGAATGGATCACGAAGTCCTGGGATATACCCATGTTCTTCTGGCTGACCTTTAATTCTAACCTGTTGGATATTAGGATGGGCACCTGCTGTACCATAATCCATGATAGTTAACCTACGTGATTCCCATGTTCCACCTTCAGGATGCATAAGTTTATTTCTGACTTCATTGTCATAGTCAGGAATATGAATAAATTCAAATTCCACACCATTGATGTCAGCCATACTTGTGTACTGAGGTTTAGTATAACGAGCTTTAGGTCCACCTGTCAGTGCATCAACCCTATTGTAGGTGATAGCAGCTGCGCCAGCGTATGCCTCAATAGCAGCACTAATCATAGCTAATCCATACTCACCAGAACCAATAACAAATTTTCTCTGATCTTCAGGTAGTTTACCTACTGATAATCCAAGAGCATATTTAACAAGGTTCTGAATGTTAAATGTGTTATAGTAAAACGCATTAGAAGGAGCTATCTGCTCACGAAGACCAAGGCCTGCCTTGATTTCGAATCCAGACGAACCAAACTGATTGTAGAAACCATCCTGAGTTTTATTACCAGTCCCATAGAACAAAAGACGAGCTTTCTCCCTACGGAATGCTTTCATAAATTCCCAGTCCAATTTGTTGAGCCAGCTAGTATGCTGAACACCATCCTGATCTGCAAATGTAAATGCAAGAGGATTGTTAGCACCTTTAAGAATCATGTTGCCAGGAACCATTGTTTTCTTCCTAAGCATAGACAAACGGTTGCTCATCTTGAATGGAGAAGTGAAGGCTATATCAGAAGCATCCTTTGAAAGGGTCTGCTCACTGATCGAGTATTCAACACTCCACAGAGTACCAGCTGTCAATTCTTCGTAAGGAATATAAGCATCTAAGTTACCTGTAAACAATTCGCACTCATACAAGAAACCAGTTCCATATGCTACGCCTTCTTTACGTATTCTTATCTTATAGAGGTCAGGCTTATTACCAACGATAATGTGAGTAATATAGAATAACTTCTCAGGGAATAGTAAGAAGAATACCTGCCCTGCTTTACCTACTGTCATAGCTGCTGTAACAGCACTAAGGTTTTGTCCAGCGGATGTGGAAATGTAAGCTGCTGTAAGAGGAATATTCTTTTCATCAGCTCCCTGTAACATCCATTCGTATTCTCTATCGTCTTCGATTTCGAATGTAGGATATTTGTTCAGGAGTGTAAGCATATCATCGGCAAGGTTAACTTCATACAACCTGTCGATATATTGCGATATCTGAATTGGCTTCTCCTGAAAGAGCTGCCCTAGGTTGTTTTCTGTAACCAAGCCACTGAAATCTTTAGGTTCATAAACTTGATTTGGAAAAACTTTCATTTTTATATAGTATTAATTGTGTATTAAATGTGGTATGTCTTGCCAAGTCCTTTAAGAAAGTCTTCTCCTTTTTTGCCTATCTTAATCTCTGGAGCGTCACTAGAGTCAAACTTATGTGAGTTATCTAGTTCTGATACTGCAGACTCAAAAGCTTTTGATGCATCTTTCTTTCCTTTATCAGCAAGTTTGCTAAAATCCGTAAACCCCTTTGTTATCTCAAATAAGTAATGTAACTTAATCTCAAATTCAACTGGGTTATCCATTCTAGCAGCAACAATCTTATTAACAGGTCTTCCTGCCTGATCATATCCTACTGGGGTTGTCATGGAAGATAATACATTCTGTTTTACCTTATCATTAAACTTTATCCCAGGAATAATCTCACTAGTGGTTTTTACCTTTTCTTGTAATGCAATAAGATCCTGTTTCCTTTGTGTCTCAGCGTCTTTCTTCTGCTGAGTAATATTCTTTAATTCGTTGGCCTTCTCTGTCTCTGCCAGTGTCTTTAGTTCAGCGTAAGATGACTTAGCCTCATCTTCAAGATCACCAGAATCTTCATAACCATCTACCAACTTTGAAATCTTTGTTTCAGAAAACTTAGTGGTCCTTTTAAGGTAATCACTAACTAACTTTTTCTGCAATGGGATATCTTCTTCAAGCTTCTCTTCTGTTATATTAGAAACCTCAGTCTCTATCCTATCTAACTCAAGTAACTTTTCCAGAGGAATACCCTCTTCATAGTTGTTAATAAGATCTTTTACTCTAGAAGGAAGTGATTCTTTATATAGATCTACCGCTCCCATTATCTCATTAACCATAGCCTCTTTCAGACTATCTGCTGTTCCATCAAACTTCTCAACATCTAAATTAGGAAGAACCCCCTCATCCACAAGCAATTTAGCATACGGAGTTAATGGAGAAGAAGTTTTGCTTTTGCTTTTCTGAGGAGATTGTTCTGTATCGGATGAGGGTTCATCTTCCAGTGTATCTTCATTATTTCCATCTTCGTCTTCCTCAGACTCTTCTTCTGTTTGTTTTGTATCTTCTAAATCTATTAAAGACTCATCTTCTTTAGATTCATCTTGTTTATCTTTATCTTCTGTTTGCCTATTCGTTAGTAATTCTCTTGGATAGGCATTATTATCAATCATTGCGTCCACCTCTATTGGTGTTGATAACATTGAATTAAGGTCTGTCTCAAAAATGTTTTTATTCTTCTCCATAATATTAATCTCCATTAATTAGAACAAAGGTATAAATAATATACATAAGTTCCAAGTGTTTTACAATTTATTTTGTTTTTATATAATCTTTACTTTATTATTTTAGTTATGCTAATATATGTTTTCTCTTATCTTTAGGATAATTAGTAGTTCTAAGCCTACCATATGATCCACATTCACATCTCATAAGTTCATATCTACCAGTAGATGTATATTGATGTTCACCAGTATGAACTATCTCTTTACTACCGCAGTTTCTACACACAGGTTGATCTAATTCCATATACAATGCTAAGTTAGGGTGTCCCTTTATCCATGGTCTCATCTTAAGATATACTTCTTCAAGGACTTCTACGTCATGCTTATTATATGTTTCCATCTCAATAAGAGCATCCTCTTCTCCATCTTTACATCTCTTCCATAGATTAAAGTCTGTATCTATCTTCTCGGGCAATCCAAATACTCTTGCTAAAGCATTAAGAGAGTTATGTGAGAACCCAAATTGTTTCTGTGCTATCCTAAGAGTATCTATTGTAAGATATGGTTTAGTTGGAGATAATCCGTTAACAATAAATCTGGTATTAATATTAGGAACGTCAAAATGGTCGCCATTATGAGCAATAACAATATCTGCCTCATTAAGCATATCCCATATTCCTTTTACTATTCTACTATCATTTTCTTTTTTAACTTCCTTGCCGGTAAGTCTCATTGACTTTACTTCTCCTGAGAACAACCATTTGGCACTCCATGTTAACATAAACCATCTAGATATTACTGAATCATCATTTATCCGAGCCTTCCATATCTGCATCTGCCATACATAGGCCTCTAATGGAGTAGTCTCAATATCTAATAGTAATATCTTTGGTAATTTAATTCTATTCTTTCTAATTATTATTTTAGCATTATATACATCTTCTCTTGATATTCCATGTTGTTTTGATAACTTACCAGCACCCATATCCATCATATAGGGCTTTTGTTTCAATAACTCAATAAACTTTTCTTTAGTCATTTAACTACGCTTTAGTTGTTTGTTTTGGTTTACTTTTTTCAACTTCCTGATTATGTCTAGTGGTCTCCTCTTCCTTAGACTGGTTAACTCGTTTTTGTTCATCAAGTTTATTATATTCTAGTCCCATCTTACTATCCTGTTCTCTCATCTTAAGAGCCAGTTCAGAACCAGTATCTTTCATCTCTGCGTTAAGTTGAGCTATCTGCCATTGCATATCTATCTCATACTTCTTCATGTCTCTATCCTTTTGCTTATCTTCGTACATCTGTGCAGTAACCTGCTGTTGCATAGCGATCTTCTTTTCCTCAACTGCCTGTGCATTTTGAGCTGCCTGATCCTCTGCTTCCTCTAACATCCTAGTTCCTTCAGCAATACTCTCTGATCTCATTACATTTAATAGTGTAGATGCTGCAGAACCATTCTGTATCATTGATTGTGCGAGACCTTCTATTGTCTGACGTACCTTCATATCTTCTGCAGACGAACTAACAAATATATCTAAGTCAGTATACGCAAGGTCATCACCATTAAAATCTAACATAACTCTTGACATATCATCAAGAATAAAGTCAGCTTTTACATTCTTACCTTTATATACCTGTTTAGCAATATCTATTGCAGCCTGTAATACCCTACGTTTAGTATCTTCATGTATAGTAAACCATCTCTCAGTGATATGAGAAGACTGTGTTACAGCCCTTTCTACACCACTAGCGGTCTCTCTATTATCTACCTGTCCTTCTCTTTGTTTAGTTACGCCAGCTATAGTACCAAGTTGTGTCTCTATATAGGTTAACATGGCAATATTCTGCTGTATATAATTACCAACCTCTGGGTTAATAGCTTTAATGGTAGTGTTATTATTACCAGCAAGTTTGCCTTGTGCAGCACCTTTCTTACCTTCATTCCATGGATCAGTGACCATGTAACCTAATATGTGCATGTAATACATCCACTTATCAAGCTCCCAGTCATCAGGTATCTTAGATGTATCTATCTCAATAATAGGACCACCTATTCTAGCACACAATAATTCTAGTCTACGCATATATACGTTATATGCAAACTGAAATGGTTTCATTCTACTCATCATGGAAATACCACAATCAGTACCTATGAAACCAAGATCACACTTAGACTTATTATTAATACGTCTCATCTGAGTCTTACGAGGACCAAACTTGACATATATTCTACCAGCTAACTTAACACCTTCATATGCTTCATTAACCCATTTCCATTCTACCTTCTCGCCCTTATCTTCATCTGGAGTATAATTCTCTGATACCCAATCAGTCTGCTCATCACCAAATTCATCTATAAATGTAAGTTTCCCAAGTTTTTTTCTACCTCTCCATCGTGCACGTACTACACGTATATTTCCTTTATCATCAAATGGACCAACATATCCATAGTTAGCCATCTCATTATCAACCTCTAATAGCCTAGGGTCGTCATCAGAAAGATTAACTGGAAAGTATAATCTAGGGTTTACATAACTATAGTTAAGTACTCCCTCATCTTTTTTAACTGCTATACCACCCTCAAGATACTTAATATCATCATCATTAAGATAATCATAGAACTCATCTACTATCTTTCCTACTGGTACATAATGTATCTGAATAACTATATCTGAATTTTCTACATTAAAGTCGTTTGTATATCCCAATGTATGTATCTGTCTAGGATCACACTTCTCTATTGACACATCACCATTAACCTCATCAAGTCTATATATCTCTCTACTAGTCACTAGATGATCTATCATCCCATCATTAAACTTCTTCTTAAGGTTTTGCTCCTTATAGATATAACTAAGTAGTCTAGATGCTGTTAGTTCAGTAGCATCTTTCCAATTATACTTAAGATACTTACCTAACTTACCTACAGCCTTTTGTGTCTCTTCTTCATTATAATTAGGATCTACTACAGCTTCTTGAACAAGTTTCATTAACATCTCCTGTTGTTGATCTTGTTTACTAGATATGGCAGATTCATTCATACTACGTATCATCCATGAATCTCTACGCATAGCCTCTTCTCCCACCAGAAGATCTATCTTAGGGGCACATATAGGATAGTTACGTGTCTCAGAAGGGAATGTCATACCGTCAAGATCCATAGGATTAAACATCTTCTCTAGATCATCAGGTACACTAATACCCTTATATACATTTATATTAGACTCTATATCTATTTGTTTTGTTCTACTTAATCCACTTCTATAATACAACATAGTCTCACAAGCATCAATACATTTCTTGTAAAACTCATCTGTCTTCTTTGCCGTAGCAACTTTCTGTTGAGGAAAGAATATTTGATTATAGGCACCAATTATATCCATAATAAAAATTTTGTACAAAGATAAGAACTATTCTTATCATATAAAAGTAATTGACAAAATATCTTCAATTTGTATATACTTTATGTTGTTATTAGCTAATATAAATTATTAATTATTTCCAAGGACTAATGATTTTAGGCGAAGTATTCTTATATGCCTTATCCCAAAACTTATTCTGTGTCACAACAGCAACCTTTTTAGCAAAAGCATTCTTAGATATGTTAATTCTATCTTCTCTAAGTATCATAAGAAGAATAAGGGACGATATTCTATCTGCATTTATCTCACTATTATATGCTAACATCTCCTGTAGTAGGGCAGTAGAACGTATAGTACTTAAGTTTCTAATGAATTCAGACTCATCACTTCCTTCTAATACCTCTCCCTGTTCGTATGCCTTAGCGTTTATATATCCTAATAATAACTCAAGACCCCAGTTTATGATTGGTATAGTACAATGAATACCTTTTGTTTGGTTACCCACTATACCAGCAGCCTTCGCAAGTCCTTTCTCTGACAGTATTTCAGGCTGATCTGCCAATAGATGTATAGATACATTCTTACGCATATGTCCATAAAACCCTTTTAGGTTTCTTTCATAGTTACATATAGCATTATAATATACCAAACATCTCCTCCATTGTTCATAGAAGTCATCTACTAGTTTAGTTCTACCTGTATATTCAACTACAATCCTATCAGTCCAACTATCCATTATAAATCCTGATAGTAATGAATGGTCTACATCATCTCCACCATCATTATCTACAGGGTCAAGAGATGCTAAATACCTACCATATACAGGCCTACCTGTAGAATCACTCTTTGGTAACTCCCATATCTCTACTGCAGTATCTAATACATCTCCTCTTCTATGAGGATAATCTCTTAGTACGGGTTTATTAGACATACTCCAATCAGTCTTACCATCTTTAATAAAGAACTCTGTCTTCCAACTAGCCTCTAATATCCTTTTATTATTCTCAATACCAGCGAGATGTTCTCTTATATCATCTATTGGAAAGAAGTTACCCTCTACAGTAAGAAATATATCAGAAGGTTTTTGAGGTTTATTGATAATCTCAGCCATATACCTACGTCTGTTACCAGATTTCTTAGCCTTATTTATCTCTTCCTCGATATATATATTAGCATTTACCTCATCAGTAATCTTATTGGGTCCTTTCTTAAACTTATTAATCGTATATGCACCAGGAATAAAGAATCCTATATTTCCTTTGTTCTCCCATATATCATCAAATACTAAACAGTTAAACTCCTCAGGATTATAAAATATCTCTTTTGTATGTAATACAGCTCCATGCGTACTAAGTCCACCAGTACCCATACCATATATAACTAGATTCTTATAGTCAGAAGATGCCTGTGTAGACTCTAATGCTCCCCATACCTCTACAATGTTAGATAAGAAACCTACCTCTTCAAGGAATGCTCTATTAGGTCTAGTACCGTTAGCACTAAGTGGATCGTCTGCAAATGTTCTATGATTAATAACAGAACCTACAGACGATGTAAGAGTCTTACCAGAAGATAATGATCCCGTAGAATTAACAAAAAGTGGAGATGGATATAGTTCACTATTGATAATTTGCTTATCAGGTAGGTGTTCTATAGCTATCTTAACCTTCTTTAATAGGTCATCACTATACTTACTCTCTATAGCACCTACTACTGTATCAGATGTAGATGGAGTATTATTCTTCTTATTTTCTAGATACAGATCATAATCATATGATCCATCGAATAAAAAGTTATGCAGTATTAATGCACTAGACCAGAATGACTTCCCACCACCTCGTGCCTCTAGGTCAATGACATTCTTAGACTGATTGGTATATAATGGCCTGCCCATATTACCTGGATGTACTCTTCTGAGGAATTCTCTAGCATCAACATACTGTTTTTGTTTAAGATCTTCCTCGGTTATCCATCCAAACTTAAGAGCTTTCTCTTTCTCGGGTCCATATCTTCTATCACATGTATGATATAGATCACCACTAAATCCAGAGAATCCCATTGCTTCTTCGTATACATAGGCCTTCTCCCACTCTATATCTCTAAGCCATGGCCTACCTATACGCCTAGATGCCGATCCTTCTTCCTCAAATCTTATAGTATGATAGTTACAATAGTAGTATAAAGTACCTGGCATCCACTTACCACCAGACCAATAACCTTCTATACACTTACGTTTCTCGTCTTTCCAGAAGGAGATACGATCATACTGTTGTGATATAGCATGGAATATAGGTACTTCTTTAAGAAGAAAATTATTATTGTCTATCATCTTGTTCCCAGAATATGTTTATATAGAATGCTGTTGTGTTAGTCATAAAGTCTTCAAACAACTTCTTCTGATCATAATCTTTATCATCTGTTATCTTACGCCTAATAAAGAAGTTACCTATCTTAAGTTTAATATACTCACCAT